GAAGAATTGCAACAGGCGTATGAAGCTCAGAAAGCATGGACACCACGCCCGCCTGAGCCTGAACCAACTCTTGCAGAAGTGAACGGTTATATGCCACAACCGATGGCAACGCAACCGCCTCCATCACCTGCAGTAGATGATGCATCTGTAACACGTGACTCAAATATCCGTGCTACAGCAGCAGCACTCTTTGGCGGACATCACTAATTAAACGCGGGGGAAACCCCGCTTATTGGAGTAAATATGGCTTACAAGAAAATACCAACAGCAACAGTTCGTTCAGCAATTAAAGCATATGGTGCAAATAGTAGAGAGCACAACACGATTAATCTCGTGGCAGATGCACGATTACCTTATGAGTGCATTGCTGAGTTATTACTGCTTGACACCGACGCTGTTAAACAGGATTTATCGGGCGAATTACCGCTTGATGATGCAGAACATGCCCTGTTGCACAACTGCTTAAACACAATTATCCCACTCGGCATTGAGCGTGGTTTATTACCATGCAAAGACAATGCACTTACTACCGAAATTCTCAGAGTATTGGTAGAGATTTTAGGAATGAAAAACAAAATTAGCGATTTACAAAACGCTTAATAAAATCCATAATCTCAATCCAACTTAACCAAAAGGAAATACAAAATGTCGTTTTTACGTGACCTAACCAGTCAAATTGGGCGTAACCTTATTACAGGTCCGCACAAGACTGAAGTACGAAAAGATGGTCGTCCAAGATGGGTAGAACGATGGGTTGATTTCAGTAACGAGCTAGAAACACAGGCAGCGATTGATTATGTCACTGATGAATGTAAAGGTGTCTATTTTGCACTAGGTAGTTTCAAACCTTTTGAACCGAATAGATACGCACGTAAGTCAGCATATTGTACTCACTTAAAAGCCTTGTGGTTCGATATAGATTGTGGCGAAGAAAAATGGCAAAAACACGCTGGAAAAGGATGCTACCGCACTCGTGAAGATGGGCAGAGAGCATTTATAAGTTTTCTTGAATCCACTCAGCTACCAATGCCAACCTATGTTGTAAGCAGTGGAGCTGGTTATCATATTTACTGGCAGTTTGAACGAGACATTCCGCTCGATGAATGGCGAAGAATGGCTCTAACCCTTAAAGCAGTATGTGCTCGTTGGAGCTTTGAAGCAGACCCCGCACGAACTGCAGATGCATCATCTGTGCTACGTGTACCATCTACGCTACACCATAGCGGTGCGACAGTAGAGATTATTGCAAGTAATGCACCTGTGACGGTAGACCAGTTTAATCAAGCATTAGACAGACTCCGCCCATATATCCAAGACCCGATTTTTGTTGAACAACAAGATATGCTGGCTGGACTCGGTGCAAAGCCTGAGTTTTTAGAAAACGCAGAGAGCACATTAACAGAACAAGAACTAACTACACCAAAGAAATTTGCCAATATTATTCAACGTAGTGAGCTGACAAATACCGGTTGCAAGCAGTTGTACGACATGTATCAACATCAAGATACAACTCCTGAACCCATGTGGGCAGCTGCACTGAGTATTGCTAAGTTCTGTATCGATGGCGAAGAATGGGCGATTAAGATTTCAGAAAATCACCCTGAGTTCGACCCTAGAGTGACAATCAAAAAGATGGAGCAGTGGTCAGCACCACGCACCTGTCTTTGGTTCTCGCAGAACAACCCTGACGGTTGTAAAGGATGTCCACACTTTAATGGCATCTCACAGCGACAAACGCAATCTCCAATTATGTTAGGCGTTGAAGAACGGTTACCTGTAGTGGTAGAAGCACCGATGGCTGGAAACAACACATCGGACGATGAAGAATATACTGAGAAGTTTATTATCCCTGAATATCCGTTCCCATTCTATAGACCACCAACAGGCGGTGTATGGATGCAAGAACCCGGTGACGATGAAACGATAAATAAGCAAGTATACGACTTCGACTTGTACATCTATGACCGTATTGGTATGGGTGCTGACAACAAGCCTAGATTTTGGGCAAGACAACACACCCCGCACGATGGCGTGAATGAGATTGAACTGAGCAGTGATGATATTTTCGGTCCGATGAATACACTCCCGATTAAACTTGCAGCTCACAATATTTTATTGCCACCTGAGACCAACACAGCAGACCTGTATCGCTACTTACGTGCTCAAGGTGCACAGTTACAGAGAACTCGAGCGATGACAAATCCGCCTAGACAACTAGGTTGGACAACGAACGATGGATTTGTTCTCGGTAAATGGGAATTTACAAAAGCGGGTCGCAAGATGTCGCCAATCCCTGACACCAACATTGCGAGAAATTTTGCTGAAAGTTGTGAAATCAGACGAGATGCACGGCTTCAAGTGGACAACTGGAACAACGCAATTAATAAGCTCTATGGAGCAGATGATGCTGAGTTATACAGACTTATCCTTGCAATGGGTTTCGGTGCACCTATTCGTGCACGATTCGGCTCAGAAGTGGGTGGTGTGGTAAATATCTACTCTGAAGATTCGGGGTTTGGTAAGACAACACTAACAAAGGTCATTGCTGGTATTTTCGGGCAATCACCTGACCCATTTGTGCTACAGGCACAACACGGTACAACTGTGACAGCGTTCTTTGAAATCATCAGTTACGTAAACAGTTTACCACTGACACTGGATGAAACAGGTCAGATGGACACCGACAGCCTTATGGCGTTTGTGCACACCTGTACGAGTGGACGAGCTAAGGCACGTGGTAGCCATCAGATGAACGACATCAGACAGTCGTTGCCCGGTTGGAAATCTCATGTATTCTCAAGTTCAAACGTAAGTCTATGGAACAGAATCACAGAAGCACGTGCAGAGAATGAAGCATACTTAATGCGTATTGTGGAAATTCCTGTAAGAGCATTGGAACAGTCTAAGGATAAGAACTATGGTGACGATGCTGTACGTGAAGTGCAAAAACACTTCGGTGTTGCAGGTCCAGTGTTCATTGAACATGTACTGCACCACACTGAAGAAATACAGGAGTTATGGGGTGTGGTTTCACGCACTATAACAGAACGTTGCAAGCTACATGGTAGACATCGTTTTTGGGGGGATATTATGACGGCAGCGTGTGTCGGTGCAAAGATTGCACATGATGCAGGTGTGTTTCCGTTTAACCCGCAAGAAGTGTTTACAACCGCATGTAAGATGTTAGTGAGCTTGAAAAAACGAGCAGAATCTAAAGTGGTCAGTGAATATGACTTACTCAGTGAGATGCTCGGTACTTACATCGACTCAACCATTGTTGTTAAGAACGCTAAGACATCTCCAATGCCAATACGACAACCATTGCGAAAAGCATTTATTCGTGTTGAATTGGAAGATGCTAAGATGTACATTGACAACAATGCACTACGAGAGTTCGCAAGAACACGCCAGTTCGGTGTTGAACGCTTAGAAATGGCACTTGAAGAAATCGGTGCAGTTCGCGGTGTGAGTAAACGCATGTGGGCTAACTCAGACTTTATGCAAAATAACCCGCCTGTCCGCACGTGGTATGTTGATTTAACATCGCCACTGGCTAAGGCATATCTAAACTCGGACACATACAACTATGATGAAGGAAACCCTAGCACAAATGTCAGCTAGAATGGACGAGGAGTTAGATAATATGGCTGGGGATGTATATACATTCTCAGCTTTATTACCCGCCTCTATAGACTATTTGACAATCAGAGACATTGTATACTCTACCGTAGAAGGTAAAGGATTACATGTCGGAGATTTAGCGTGGTCGGTGCAAGATGAATGGTCTACACCCGGTGCTAAAACTGCAAAAATCTTAGTGGGCATCGGCAAGACCGCAAGTGCTTACCACACTTATTACAACATTATGGGACAACGACCATGACAATTATTGTTTTCAAAGATAACATTCTCGCATCTGACCGTGCAGAATATATGTATGGCATTGTGACTGGCACAAGACAGAAATTCTGTAAGCATGTTGATGGCGGAATGACTTATTATATTGCTGTCTCAGGTGATACTACAACAGCGGCTATTGTATGTGACCTTATTATGTTTTTCGCGGGGTCGCGATACGATGACTACACTCCGCACCAGTTCAAGTTTAAAGATGTTGAGCAGGAAATGTGGGTGAACAGATTATACAATGCTGACACCTTCTCAGGTATTCTTATCATTGTAAATAAGCATATTAGTATTCCCGCAGTATTTAACCTGTCTAATGCACCATATGCACTTCCAATCACATCTGATGAATATGCGGTGGGCAGTGAAGATGCAGTGATTGCAGCACGTGCAGCGATGATGGCAGGTGCAACAGCAAGAGAAGCAGTTAAGATTGCGTGCGAGCTAACAAATATTGCACAAATTAAGGGCAACGCAGACATAGACAGTGTTTGTGTTATATAAAAATAAAGCCCTGCTGTTACGCAAGGCTTTATGACTTCTACCAAAATGAACAAAAATGTCGCACAGTTCCCAAATCTGTACAGTGCGACTATAACATAGTAAAAAAGATAAAACAACTCATTCAATACTTTCGATGAGTATATCTTATTTAACATCAACAAAACATGTTATGGAGACAATACCTATGACAAACAACAATGTTGCGGATATTATCCGTTCCTTTAGAGCGAAGCACCGACTCACCATGAAAGATACTGCTGCAAAAATGGAAATTTCACCTGCATATCTCAGTATGATTGAGAAAGGTAAGAAAGGTGTAAGTCGTGACCGTTTAAACCCGCTTATTGAAATATTTAAAGAGTACAATGAGCCAACAGATGAATTAATGCTGGCATATTATGCAGAAGCTAAGCTATACCGTGCAGCGACACTTCCTGTCGTTCTACGTAGAGTTATCTTCAGACTGGTTGAGAGCAATTTAACAGATGACCAGTTGCGTGATTTAGAAAGACAGATTATTGAGGCAACCAATGGCAAATAAATTATCAGAACTCGTGCCACGAGTTGAGGCGTGTGAGCTTACAGAGTTATCGACTCTTGAGTTAATATTCGAGCATATTGCGTCTGTTCACCACTATATCTACTATGCGTCCGAACAAGACCGCGCAACAGCAGAATATAAAGAACAGTGTGCTTACTACTTCGTGCTAATTATTACATATCTTGCCCGTGTAAATGCGTTAAGCGAAGTGTTATTCATTGGGCTGGATAATATAGATGAAGCCATTAAGTTTTCAACAGCATCGACTGGCATCGAATATAAAGATGTGAACAGAAAGGTTGCAACTTATGAGATGTTAGGCGAGCTCGCTAATATCACATGGTATTTTACCGTAGGTAGTGACCCTATTGTTGAAGAATATAAACTGCGTGTTGTCATGCTGACATTAGCATGTGCATTAAATTATGAAGTACGTTCAACTACTGATGCAAACCTTGCAGATTTAGTTGAAGAATTTTTAACAAAGAGAGGTAAATAATGGAATCAATGGCAAGTGCTGGCGAGTATTTTCAAGGGCTCGTTAAACAGTGGGCGGTAGACCGCAACTTAATCGAAGGCTCTAAGCCTGAAGCACAGTGTGTTAAGTTAATCGAAGAATATGGTGAGCTTGCACGTGGTATTGCTAAACAGGACGAAGCACTGATTAAAGACAGTGTCGGTGACACATTAGTTGTCTGTATTATTCTTGCAGCACAGCTCGGCAGTGACAGCTTTAGTATTGACAAGTTAACATTCGAGCGTCTTGACTTAAATATGATTGGTGTTCGTGAAAAACTTGTGATGCGTGGTTCAACAGAGCTCGGTGCTATCTCATACTTTATCAATGTGACAAACCGAGACACTGACCGTTGCATTGGAAATATTTATGCATTATGCGATACGTTGGCAGAGATTGCATACTTGTATGGATGGTCGTTGACTGACTGCTTAGTTGCAGCATACAACGAGATTAAAGACCGTAAAGGTCGATGTGTAGACGGAATTTTTATTAAAGAAGGAGATTAATTATGATATTTCTTACAGCGGTAGGTTACGCAATTAAAGGCGGACGAATTTACAGAGAGGGTTGGGGTAAGTCAGAGCATGCTTTCATAGTGAATGGTGACTATATTAAGGTCATTATTAACACATTATATGGCACGCCAACTGGTGACGGATTAGATATCGACAGTTTCTTTATGCGTAAAGTAGATGGAAAACTAGAAGTGTATGCACCGTCTCTAGAAGATATGCTAGCAGATGACTGGAAAGTGGCAATTAAGCCATCAAGTTATAAATAAGATATGGTGTGTCGGAGCACCGGCACACTTACATTGGAGAACGAATATGAGCATTTATGTTCCTGCGGATATGTACGTACCTGTACAAATGGATAACTCCGTGCAAAATGGCAAGGAGATTAATCTAGAATTGCATAACTATGACGTGAAGAATCACACATTGGAGAGTCTAGTCGAAAGTGCAATCGCACTTATGCACAAACAGTTGGATTATAAAGTGATGATGACTGAAGCTGAGACAGGCAGAAAAGTTGTTAGCATCACTGAAGTTGTAAAACTGCAAGATGCATACCGCACTTATAAACTCACACTTGATAACAATGCTGTTGTGTCTGTGTCAATTAAAAAACCATACTGTAAGTAGGTGAACTATGAAGAAGTATAGTAAAAAACAATTAGCAATATATGCAGTTGGTCTTATTATCACTGCATTATGTGCAACCGCATGCACAGATGCCGATTATAAACGTGTAACACGTCTAAACAAAGAAGCCGACATTGTTTGTTATTCAGGCTCTGCTACACCTGTATTTACTGACCGCTCTACTGGAACAGTTGAATATCAAGAGCACGGTGGCGGTGTTTATTACAAAAGTAAAAATACTGGCAAATTCGTACAAGTGTATATGGACTGTGTGATTACGGAGGATTAATATGAAAGACATAGCAGTAACAGTGGCAGTTGCAGGTTTAACTGTTGTAGCAAGCATGGGAGTAGGCGGATTGTTAGGCTTAGTTGCGGCAGTTGCATACAAGACATTTAACGCTCTAGTGTGAGGATTGACATGAAACCATTTAATTTAGAAGAAGCATTAGGTGGTAAACCTGTTATGCTTAGATGTGGCAGTAAAGCATACGTGCTAGGTGACCTCAGAGACTTATTCCCGGAGAGTAAGGAAGTTAGATGCCTAATCGGTATAGATTCCGAAAGAGAGCACAGCAAGCAGTATAGTAGCATGATGCGATGGAAGTGCACTGGTTCATACTACGAGCATATTTATGAAAGTGAATACGACATAATAGGGATGTGGGAAGAACCCGCAAAAACACAGGATAAAATCCTAGAAGAAGCATGGCAGAACAAAAGTAAAGTCGTTAAGACTGACGCAGGAATGACAACAGTTGTAGAAGTTGTCGGCAAAACATCTGACGGTGAATATATTGTTCGCAATCCTGTGACTGGTTCGTTAGATGAGATTGGTACATATGGTAAGTTAAATTGGCAACCATATGAAGAACCTAAAGGTCCTGTGCTTCATCATAATCTAGCAATCTTACATTTGCCTAAGCCAATAAAACCGAAAGAAGGTGGAGATTATTGGCGAATCGGTAAAGCAGCGATAGGCAAGTTGTATGTTGAACGTGCTAGATTTTCGCACTCGTCATATGCTAACAGAACCCATAGTGAGCAAGGCAACTGCTTCGCTAGTGAGTCAGACGCTCAGACATGGATAAACGCTTTGGATTATGCACGAACAGGTGAGGTGAGAATATACTAGGAAAAGTAATGAGTAAATCAGAATTTGTGGTTTACAACGCATGTAAAGATATGGTGAAAACTGTAGAATCGCTAGCATCTAAAATCGGTGTAGATACCGTAAAAGGTAGTATCATGTCAGAACGTAATGGAGATGCGTTCCTAAGCTTTGAATCTACGTTAAATGGCAACACTAAGTATGCAATGCATAAACTTGATGTGTTCGAGCTTATCTCGTTGTCACCTGAAAAGTTACAAGCATTTATGGATGACACCGCAGGTCGCATGGTAAATGTAATCTACAACCAACATCATAATGACAACAGGATTCCACAAGATGAAACACAACATAAGTGACACTGTTAAAGTTCGCAATGTATTAGATGAGATTGCGAGACTTGTAAGGAAGGAAGCTAAGGCATTGGGGTTTACAGATATATCGAGTGTAATAGCTGAAACATTTAACTCGCAATACCTTATAAACATCATCTTTTCTTATAAAGGCAAGTCACACAGAGTGTATGGCTCAATACCACTGGTAACAATAATATCGCTAGATGCTGATGAACTTGAGCTATTCATCAAGTATCGAGCAAAAGATTTGCTACGACACATGTACAGAGTGAGTGGCAAGAACAAAGAAATTCCACAAACGGAGGAAGATTATGAACAAAAAACTAAATGGTCTTAACTACGACATTATTCACAGTTTCTACAAAGAAGTGAACTCACACCCGCTGGTGCAAGGCGGTCACGCTATTGTTGAGTTTGAAACAATGTTTGCAAATGAAAACAGTCTAACGCTAGGTTTTACTGTCAGAACAGCAAATCAAGACATGTCGTTCTCGATTGGCACTGAGCTAGGCGATTACTGCAGATATGGTGAAGAACTCCACGATGAGTATGTTGCACGTAAGGTTGCGGAACTCGATGTTGAGTTTAATCAAGCAATGGCAAACGTCGAGAAGATGATTACTGTTTTTAACGACCCTAGCACATGGGAGAAATAATATGAACATGGAATATTGGATTGGAGTTGTAAATGTATTTACACCAGCAAGTTTCGTTATAACTGTTGTAGGAGCGTTTACCGCATCACTTTTGCTGATTGAAATATATGCTCCGATAACAAAGACAGAACCTAGCAAACTAAAAGTTCCAATTATAGTCGCAACTACAGTAACGATATTATTTTTCCTGTTGTGGATATTCGTGCCTAGTGTAGATGCAATACGAGCAATGTATAGATAAGATAAGCCCCTATCTCTAGGGGCTTTGTTTTATTTAGTTCCTACGACTCGTTCGAGCCAACTTTTTAAGAGGTCTTTAATAATTCCCGGCAAGAGTTTGAGCAGGACTTCTACTATCATCGCCCCACTCGCCCCCGCAACCACAGATAAAATACAAGCATACCAAATACTGAGTTGAGAAGCGTAGTGATATGAAATAATCGCACCTACATAAGTCCCAACACACGCATCTAATAATCTAACGGCAATGCTCTTACCGGCATCATAATAGGTCGTGCCTTTAAATGCTCCGAGCAATGCTCCGAGTATGAGGAGACCAAACTCAATCGATTGTTGTGTAATCTCCATCTAAACCCTCACATCTTAATACATATACTGCTGCACCAAAATACCAAATGGCAAGTGCAGAACTCACCAACAACATAAGTGAGAGTGGCGGGTAATCCGTCACGTACCCATTCGCAAAAATAACTTGAACAACTGTACTAGAAAGAAACGCAAACGATTTGAACATCTGTTTTCTATAGCCTTTTGAAATCGGAGCAAGAGCCCCGACTACAATAGCGGCAATAGCAAGAGTGATGAATGAAATCGGCTCGGCTTCTAGTGTCTTAGGGAGTGAAAAGTCGAGAACTTTAAAATAGTCCCCTAGTACAGCTAACAGCAAGATGCTATTAATTGCAACAGACCCGACTAAAACTGCTCGGGTGTCACGCCCATAGAACTTAGAAAGAATCGAACATTTCATATGTTACCCCTTACAAAGTACCTTCTGTATATGTTTGTGGCGAAACAGTTAATTTACCATTGAAATCTTCAACTACGTATGGTTTGAATTCCCATCTTTCATAAGAAGCCTGTTCATTTTTATACCCAGAAACTTCAAATCGGTTTAGGTAATTTCCAGTGTAAGTATGAGTACCTGAGATTTTTGTACCATCTTGGTAACGTACATCATAAGACACTTCATGTTCTGTAGAGTCCATTAGTGCTAATAAGGTATTTAGTTCTGCAGTTTCAGTACCTTCATAAGAACGAGGTATGTATTCAAGATTATAACTAGATGTACCAGTTTCAGGTGCATAAGTATGCTCTTCATAAGGAAGTGTAGGATATGCTACTTGAATTTCAGTAGGTTTAACTACTGGATGACCTTCAGATTCAGCATAACGTTTCTTAGTAGTCACTGTAAAAGTTTTACCTGCATTAGCAGTATTGAAAGCTTTAGCATTTGCATAATCACTTTTATTAACTTCTACATATGTATTAGCAGGATTATAATCAGAATAAGCTAAGGATTTACCATCTACTTGTGAAACTGGATTGCCAGTTGCTAGTAAAGTGATAACTCCACGCTCTTCATGAACTTCTGCAGTAAGTGGCGAAGTCAAACTTTCATTTACCGGTGCACTACGAGGTTTTTTCTCTTTTTTGTAAGCGTCTGTAAGAAGTTGAGTAGCTTTATGACGGAACTTAGCGAATACTGATTCTACATAAAACTCATCATCTTCTTGAGGTTCTACGTAATCAGTAACTACTTCAAACTCATCCTCAGCATCTTCTACATTTACAACTGCTGTTAGTTTACCATTAATGTTCTTAACGGTTACATTATCAAGGTCATCGCCAAATACAATTTGCTCTGCCATAATTAATCTCCAAAAAATCCTACTAAATCTACAGCGTAAGAGCGTCCAGCTCTAAGACCTTTGCCATAGATGTTTCGGTTATTACTGTTATACCAAATTGTTCCGCCATCCCAAGTTTGAGCACTTGCTTTGTCTAGATTATTTGGTGCATCTTCTGGCAACTTAAATATCACTGAGCCATCAGGAATATCCGTAAGTACCTTAAATTCTAAATGTGTTTTACCTACACCGTCAAACACAGATAACATTCTATATTGGGGGTCTAGGTAAGCCCGAGGATTTTCAGTAGTCATAACTTCTTTACTCAAAGCAAATTCTGCCATATACCAGTTATATGCTTTGAGAACGCGAACCTTACCATCTTCTACTATAAAATCTGAAGGGTGAAGTTCTGAGACTTCTGCTACTTTCATCATCCAAAGAATCCTATTAAATCAAAAATGTATCTTTGACCTGCTTTTAGACCATTGCCCATAACCCATGGACTTCCTTTATCCACCCACACTGAAGTACCATCCCATAGTTGAGTTTCAATCAACTCTAAGTTCTTAGGTGCGTCAGGGGGTAATTTAAGCAACATTTGACGAGGACCAATAGTTTTAACCATTTTAATGTCTAGGTGGATTTTACCCATACCATCCATAACAGTAAGCTGTCTGCGTTCCTGTTTGTCGTAATCCACAGGGTTATTTGTTGTAACGATGTCTTTGCCTACTGCAAAGTCTAATTTATAACTTTTAACTACTTTACGAGTACGTACTTTATTGTTCTCAACAATAAAATCTTCATCGTGTAAGTCTAGGTCTTGTACTACTTTCATCTATGCTCCAAAGGGGGATTGCTCCCCCATATTAGATTATTTAGCAAGTAAGTAACCTTTAGTATCACCTGCCAAGTTTTGTACTTCTTCACCTTTAAGCACTTCAAGCAATGCTGCTTTAGCTTCAGGTGATTTAAGTAATTCAATCACTGTATCTTTGAAATCAGGTAATGCTTTGATTTCAGTCCAGTATTCAGTTGCTGATTTTGGTGCATCAACAAATTTAGCTAAATCTGCTTCGATTACCGAATCATCAGATAAAGTTAATTTTAACTTGTTATCTTCAGTTAATTCAGCACCTTTTAATTTCACATCAACTGCTTGTGCAGGTAGTGGTAATTCTTCAGTAGTTTCATCTGACTTGGTAACTTTAACTTTGTTATCAACGATTTCTACTTTAGTAATTGCAACTGTTTCTGCAGGTAAAGTTACTTCACCTTTTAAACCGTCATCGGTACGGGTGAATTTAACGTTACCAGAGTTATCCGGTTTAACTTCAAGACGGTCGTCTACTACTACAGTTGTTTTACCAACTTCAGGCTTTTCAAAAAATTGAATAACTGCCATTTTATATTTTCCTATTTTAAGGGTTGTTGAGAATGTAGCCCCGAAGGGCTACGGTTTATAAGTGGTCTAAATCTGTTTCAAGATTAGTAATTGGTGCGGCTTCAGTACCACCTGCAACATCTGCGGGGTATGCTTTAAAGCGTACTGTACCTGCGAAGTTAGCAACATCAATAAGGTCTGACTTACGCACGAACGCAGTGGTATCAACTCTGTCACCTGCAGGTGCATCTTCAAGAGCTTTCACACGTGCAGCTAACGCAGTGTCGTCATACACGGTGTCTTTATCTGCTTTATTTTCTAACGCAGTGACACGAGCTTCTAATGCAGATGGGTCAAAGACAGTATCTTTATCTTCTTTAGCTTCTAATGCAGCAAGACGCTCATTAATAGCTGTTGGGTCAAAGACAGTATCTTTATCTTCTTTATTCTGCAATGCTTCAATCAGATTGCGAATAGCGGTGTCATCGTACACTGTATCTTTATCTTCTTTTGCTTCTAGTGTAGTTACTTTTTCTTGTAACTTAGCAACAGCATCTTTTAAAGCTTTCATTGCTGCAATATCAGCAGGATTAGCACCTGTACCGTCACCACATACACAAGCGTCTAATACACTCATGTCTGCTTTGAAGAAAGTGCAATCATCAAGAGCAATAATAAGGCTGTCGCCAGCTTTAGAAATGCTCACAACTTTACGTTCGTCGCACTGGTTGGTAGGGTGGTTTACACCACCTCCACATGTTGAACAACCAGCACCTAATCTACGGCTTCCTAAATTCATTTATTACTCCTCGATGATTACATCTAAGTAGGTTGAACGGACACTGTCAGACGGTGTAGCGTTAGCAGATACAGTTAAGCTGTTTGCTGTAATTTCTACAAGACCTGATGAGTAGAATTTGGTAAGTTTACCGAAATCAAGTGTTGCGGTTGCTGCAGTACCTTTCTTAACAGTAACAACTTGTTTTTTAACATATCCACCGGAGATAACGGATAAATCTGTTAGACCAGTGCCTACGATGTTGGATCTAGCTACATTGTTACCTTTGCTCTTAGGCGTTTTAACTTCTGTTAATGTTCCGCCATTCAAATTAGTAAGAGTGATACTCTCTAAATCCGGGTCGGTTTCACTAAAGAGTAGATATGCTTGCCAATAACAGTTAGCTCCGCGCGGTCTAACCAATAACGCTAACTCTGTAATATCCTCAGTCACAGTAATTTCATTTCCGGAAACACTGATTGAGTCTGTGGTTCTTACATGAGTGGCGTCAGGATTTAATTGCAAATACGAAGCTGTTGCTGTGCCAATGTCACCGGCAATGGATGTATAAACAGAGCCGCTGTCAGTACCAAGCCCTGTAGCACTTCTGCCTACCTTTTCACCACGGCTTATAGCAGTAACTTCAGCATCGCAAGTTAATACCAATCCTTGTAAACTCTTACGAGTTTTAAATACATTACTGTACTCAGTTCTAGGGATGTCACGATACTCTACAGGGATAGAAAAAGACCCTGTGCTAATATTAAGTATACCAGCCACTTGTACAAGTGTCACATCTGATGCTTTCTCTTTAATGGTAATAGCTGGACAGTTCTCACCCGTAATAGCTTTAGACGCTGTATCAGAACGCAAGATAATAGTAGCATTGTTATTGCCTAAGTCTTTATCTAACACAGAGTTAGGGTTTACTGCTGCCGTAAACTGGTATGTACCTTTTACTTTAGGAACAACAGTGTACTTAACTTTAACAGTGCCGCCTTTTTTAAGACCACGAATGTTATAAGTTAAATTATCAACTTGTTCGACTTCATCTGCTTCGGACTTAGTAAAGCTCACATCTTTAATTTCATAGTCTGCTGTATTGGCTGGACCTACGATATTTAAGTTTGTTAGCTCATTCTTACCTTCACCGGTGTTTGATACTGTTACAACAACTTTGTAGTTATCACTGACTAAACCATTAGTTTTATCTGCTGTGATACCTACACCAACTTCTTGGAAGATTGAGTCGAACGCAGTTAAACGCACACACTCACCATCTTGTTTCGCAAGTAGTACAGTGCCTTTCTTCCACGGACGCTCAGGTAGTGCATCGATTGCTGCACAGTCTAAACCTGCTGCTGGAGCTGGTTGCTCAGGGAGATTTAACTCATACACCCATTTGCCCCAATCATTAGGATTTTTAAGCGTACCATCAGCGTTCATACCGCTGTCATTAGAGCGTACCCAACCTGATTGAACGCCATCACCAATACGAGAGTAAATGTACTGATGCACTTCATTACCTGTCGCAACTTGCCAACCTGTGAAGTCTAACTGATAACCTGATGTAATATCTTCTTTTGTAGCTATTGCATCGGATTTTTCTACATTAGTCTCACCAAATTTAACAGGTGCACCGATAGCTGTACTTGCTTCTGCTGCGTTGAACACACCAGTAAAGCATGAGATGCCTAACTGTTTTAGGTTGCCATCACTCGCTTCTAAAGTGTTTAAGTTAGTTACAGTCGCACATTTTTCTTTGATAACTTCAAGTTTGCCATCTTTTAAACGTACAGTTTTATTATCTACGTGTTTAGATAAGTCAAACTCTGCGGGTTTTTCAATTTCAACAGTTGTGCCGTCTTGGTTAGTGATTACAACCTTGCCGTCCGCTTCTTTAGCAGCTTTCACTTTAATAGCAGGTACTTCTACAGTAGAGCCATCTTGGTTAGTAATTACAACATCCCCGTCTGCTTCTTTAACAGCTTTCACTTTAATCGCTGGAATGGTAGCTAATACTTCTTTCTTACCATTTGCAACTTCAATATCGCCATTATCTTTTGTGGTGAACGTGTACTCTACAGGCTCAGGAATGTCGAGTTTAATCTCATAGCTGTCGCCATTTGTAGTCGTAAATTTAGCGATTTTAGTTTTAGCATCATAAGTGACGCTGTTTAACACACCATCCGCTAATCGTGCTGTGGTATCTAATACAGTACCGTCAGACATGAGTAACGAGATTTTGTGTGAACCATTTTCTTGTTTCTCAACGGTTAATGCTTCAGGTTTAACTAAGCAAATGTCACCGTTAGTAATTAATTGACATACTGCATCGCCTAATAAGTCACACGTGAGAACACGTGAATCACGCCATAAGCGTTTGTCAGTACAATCCACTAACCCTTCTTGCAATTTACCTTCATCAATTAACTGACGAATAATGTCCTTCACAATCAGGTGTAGTGAGCTAAGGTCAGTCCCACATTTTGTGCAACCCATTATTTACTCCTTACTTGTATTCTTCTCTAATGGCTTCGGCAATAGCTTTTGCAACTAACCAGCGTTTCTCCATTAGAACCTTCATTTCTGTAAAGTTAGAGATAAAGCCTAACTCCACAATTAAACCGCCAGCAGAAACAAACGCAAGGCGTTTATGCTGACCGGAATCTTCAGGCTTCCAGCCGTCATCACCACGAAGCACCGACTCTGTTACAGACTGAACCGCTTTAGCGATTTTCTGTGAAATACGTTTACGGTTATCGCGTGATAACACCTCGATGCCACGAGCTGTCTTATTCGTACTTGCGTTTAAGTGAAACTCAACTGCAAGGTCTGAACCCGGAATTAGTCGTACAGCTTGTGCAAGCGGTGCGTTTACACGACCTTCGCCATCTGTTACAACATCGAAGCCCCAATTACGTAGATAATACGCAACATAGTTACGCATATCTGCTGCATAGTCCGCTTCTTTATAACCATCGGACACTGCACCCGGGTCGGTGTTAGAGTGTCCTGCTGTAATCACAATACGTGTCAAAATAATAGTCCTACGGTTAGTCCAATAACAACACCTACAGCGATGCCACGCCATAAGGCACAGCACCAGCAGTAAGTCTTAAATTCATCAACTTCGCGAGTATCAACGGTAATCTCGGCACTTTTATATACTTTGACTAGCCACTCTGATAACTTGCCAACGGGTGAGGTGTCGTAACAGAACACCTCTTTTAATTTACTCATCAATGTCATCCTCGAGTTCTTCAAACAATTCTAACATGTCTCCATACACCTTGCGTCTCTCCGCTCCCATAATGTCTAGTGCGTTGTCTGCTTCTAACATTGCATCTACATCACCAGCCTGTTGTGCAGAGATTTTCTGACGCATCGCTCCTGCGAATGTCATACCGTTATAACTGATGCCACGCTCGAGTTTGTCGAGCTGTTTTTCTAACGCAACAAGTTTATTCCATCGTGGGTCTGCTTGCAAGTCCGCCTTACTTTTCACCATGTTATAACCATCTGTGCCACGTGATAATTCTGATTTTAAGTCAGCCACTTTTTCAGCGACTTCTTTTTTCAATGCTTGATTATCGTAGCGAGGGATAAATCCATTCAGGAACACTTTACCAAATGTCTCTGCAGCACCTTCTCCACTCTCGTAGCCACGGATTAATTTTAACATAGCTGAGCCCACACCACCGAGAGATTGTTGGAACATATGTGTAATTTCTGACGATGACACATCAAGTCCAATTCTGCTCAACTGTAACGCGAGTTCTTTTGCAACATACGGGTCTGAAATTTTAGACTTCATCCAGTCAGGTGCATCTTTAATACGTGAGCCATCTGCACGGTATGCATATTCATTCACAATGCGATTGCCGAATGAGTCACGGTTTAAGATGTTCTGCATGAACGGTTGCAACACAGTTGGGAACGCACCTACTACTAAGTCATCACCACGTGTCATATCTTCACCAAACTGCAACGGTACGAACACTTGGAAGATATTATTTGCAACAGAGCGTACTGCGTCTGACATCTCAATATCACCTTGTGCACCATAATGTAGGGCACGTGCAAGTGATGTCACCCAGCGGAGCTCGTGTGGCATCTGAATACATGCTGACATTCCCATGCAGAGAGATGACTCGGTGAGTTTAACTCGTGCACCCATTTTCTTGCCATCTTCGTCATCACCCAACTCGCCATCTACTGCGGCAAGCGATGCAAGTGAAAGTGCGAAAATCATCGCTGCTGCCTTCACACCATGTGTGCCGTGAGATGGGTCAAACATATGGACGAATGTACGTGCACCGACCATACCCGCATTGAAGAACATGTAGAGTGAACGTAGTGTTGTTGCACCGCCTTTGATTTCAAAGTTACCTGTAATGTTCTTAGAGCCATTGATTGCCTGTTTCTTAATTTCAGGGTTAGCTTCTAAGAATGATACAAGCGACTTCGCATCTGCGAACTTGTGTCCAGCTTTGTGCTCTACAAACTCCATGAATGATGCAAAACGAACGCTATCTTCAAGGGCGTGTGATATTTCACTGATTTTCTGAACACCTTTCTTCGCTGTGTTCACCGCCATATCTTTAGTAGTTAAACCTTTATTAAAGGTGTTGTCTGCAAGCCAGCTGTTGTATTCTTCAAAGTCCATGCGGGCGTTCATTACAACACCGCCACCATAGCGTTTGAAGATGTCATATTGCCACTGACGGTTTCCAGTCCATTTACCTTTTAAGATTGCAGGTAATGATGACACTGCACGTTTAACTACTAACGGAGCAAGTCTCGCTGCTTCTGCATCGGTTAATACTTGTTTACCGTTCATTGAGCGATATGCAGCTTGCATATTAACGACTGCAGTTGCAAGGTCACGTGCGTAAGCCACTGGTAAGAATCCCGGTGACAACGTTGTACGTACGGTAGACATAAAGCGAGTAATATTACCTAGCACTTTCCAAATTGCCGCTCTATCTTCCCAATTACGGGTTGAGCGATACGCTCTTTGAATTGTCGGGTCTTTAATGGTAAGTGTGTATGGAATACCATTTTTAAACACCGTCCATGAAGTACCATCAGACATATTAGGTGCTCGCCATTGCATACCGATTGAGTCGTTCTTACCTACGAACTGCGTTTGGTTTACAGTAAATAATGAACCGAGTCCGTACTCTTGACCTGCTTCTAGCAAGTATTGGTTCTCACGCTGGCGTAATGCATAAGCCACACGCATGTCTGCATGAGCATAGTAGTTAGTGAACGGGTCTTTCGCAGTTGTTGTACGACCACGAGCCATCTTGTTAAAGGCTGTCTCTTTGTCCCATTCATTCTTCAACGGAGCATAGAACACGCCTTTACGCTGTTCATATGTCTCAGTTGAGATTACACCGCTCGCATACTCTAAGTCAGTTAATGTGTCATTTTGGGCAATCCACATTTTAATGAACTCATCAACTTGACGGCTTTGCTCAACATCGAGACTTGCGAAGAATTTAGAACCATCTTCATCGGCAACTTTATTACCGTTCTTATCGGTAAATTTAAAACCTGACACATGGTTAGTATCACGCCAATGTTCACCTGTATATGGGTTAATACCACCCGGATTTTCAGCGAACTGACGAGAACGTTCACGTGCCATCGCTGCATACACAACATCCGAGGTAAATTCTTTTGTCCAACCTAATTTCTCAACATAATCTGTGATGAGTTTTTTATGGTCTAGACCAGTTAATTTACCAATGCCACTCTCGGTCATGTAGTTGTTGTATTCTGCACGGATAATGTTTGCTTCATTCTGTAAGTCTAAAGGTACATTATCTTTGCCGTATTTAGCCACCGCCATGCGGGTTGCCCACGTTAGCATCACATCACGGTCTTGCGTATAATACTCTAACTTCATCGCAACGCCCACTGCATTGTCTAAGAAGTTATCTGCAGCTTCTTGACCTGAGATTGTCGCCATCCAGTCACGCAATTTAAGTAAGGTTTTTGCTAGTGCTGGGTGTAATGCCCATACCTTTTCAATTTGTTCATTTACGTGTTTGGTGATGCGTGTATTACCATTACGGTTCAACACCATATAATCTAAGCCATTTACACGGTCTGCGAGTTGAGAGATTGTTAATCCATCTTCTTGCACCCATTCTGCTAGATTGTTAGGGTTGCGGTATGACAAACTCCATGTGTCACGAAGATTACCATTGTCGTCCACTTCACGATATGCACTGGCTTCTGCTACTGCAGGTCCTTCAACACCTGTTCTACGTTTGAACTGGTAGTATTGAATACCTTTCTCGTGGTCTAAGATGAAACGTGTTTTATTAACAACTTCATCTGACACCTTGCTATTTTTAAGCAGTGATGTGCCATTGCTTACTGCTCTATACGGAACAGAAGATAATAACTTCATTCCATTCTCGATGAACATACCGACTGCATCTACATCAGTTTTGCGAGAGAATCCTAAGAACTCTGCAATCTTACGTAATAACTGACGAACTCTGCCTTTCGCTGTGTGTAAATTAACACCGTCAGCTTGTGACACTGCATCTGCAACTGCTCGTCTGAATGGGTCAGATGAGAACATCTCTGATGCAAACTCAGATAACGCATGGTGTGAGTTTTCATCGAACGACAAGCCGTATGGCACTACAGAACCATCTTCCGCTTGCACTTTAGCAACTTCTGAATATCGTGGGTGATTAAACACATCGCTACCACGCACTTTATTCATCAATGCTTCCATGTCAGTCAATAGACTTAAATCTTGCTCAGTTAAACCGAAGTCAGCAGGTGTAACTTGTCTACCTTGAATACGTGCTTGTTTATAGTTGCTATAAGCAAATGCTTTCTTGTTGAGGAACGCATGTGTTGCTTCATGCACAAGGGTGTGCACTTGGTCGTTAAATGTCATGCCGTCACGGAGATAAACTGTTGCAGTTGTGCCATCATATGCACCTTGTGAACCTTCACCGTAGCGGTCGTTCATTTCTTTATCTGACAATACACGGAACTCAACTTCATTATCCATAGCAAGTTGTTTAATGCGACCGATAACACGTGCTGAAATCTCAGATGGTTTAAACTGAGTCTCGATATGCTCTAACGCACGTGAAAGCTTGTTGGTGTTACGGAGTGTCGCACTTGATAATTTACCTAAGTTCTCGTTAGCCATGTCCGCACGGAGATTAGATACTACTGGAGACTGATTGCCATCGGTCATCAAGTAAATATCTAACTCATGTTTGAACGCTGTCATCGCAAATGCTTCTTGCGGAGTGAGATTATCTGACTCGCTGTTCACATATTCGTTAATACTTGCACTTACTTTGGCGAGCGATTCTCTACCGTAGGTGCGAGTAAATGTGTTGAACTGGTCCATGTCATTACGGGATTTAACACCGAACGCATCTAACAACTCATTCATGTGACCACGGATTTGTCGCTGAATTTCAGGTGAACGTGTACCGTACATAATTGTAGCTAGTTCGGCATCATTTTTTACCATGATGCCTTTTAACAAGTCTGCTGACCAATCTTTAAAATAACTAGGCGACAATTTAGCACTTCCGACATTGAGAATGTCTAAGAGGTCGAACGCTTGGTTTCTGCGTTTGCCTTTCGCATTTGTCGCCCCTTTGAAGGGGCTTGCGACTTTCCCGTGAAATCCTCCACAGGTTTTAGACTATTCACTTTCGTCGCTGCATCAATAGCACGTTTGCCAGCTTGTTTCATCACGCCAACTGGTGTACCTGTTGAGATTGCAGATACAATCGCATTTGCTTTCTCTTGCAATTCAGGTGGCATATTTCTGCGAAGTGAGTTAATACCTTCAACACTTGCACGTAAATTTTTAATATCTACAGTGTCTGTTACACCTGCTTCTTTGAAGAAATCTTCAATCTCTGCTTTAACCGTTGCACGTTCTTGTGGTGTCCACCATAAGCCATCATTCTCCGGTAAACGGTCTTTAACACGTTTGTAGTTATTAGACAGTTTATTTGGACGGTACTCTGTAAACAGTGTGTCAAAGTCAGCGTTGTATGCGGTAGCTCTTGCTTCAGCTTCAGACATACCTTTCTGTTTTAAACGACTCGCATAGGCTTCTTGCATGTCTCTAACAAGAGCATTGTCTTGTTCAATACGCACTTTAACTTCTTGCTGTTCAGCACGGGTTAAGTTTTTAACCGCTTGAGCACGGGCAATTCTAGACACAACGTTATCTAATCTTCCGTCACGTGCTTGGTTTAACCCATCTAATTCAGCTTGCTGTGCAAGTCTGTCAGCTTCTTCTTGTTTTCTAGCTGCTTCTTGTGCGAGACGCTCTTTATTCTTAGCATCTGCAAGTGCTGCTTTCTCAGCTGCAACTTTAGCTGCTTGAGCTTCTTTCTCAGCCTGTTGCTGTGCTTTAGCATCTAACTTCGCTTGTTCAGCTAGTTCTTTCTGACGAGTATCCCACGCTTTCTCAGCTTGTTTAACTTTAGCTAGGGCTGAACGTAATGCACCTTCATTGCCTGCGTCTGCTGCATGTTTAAGTGCTGTCTCAGCATCAGAGATGATGAACGGGTCATTCACTTCTGCACGTAATCGAGTCAAGCGAGTATCAGCATCATCATAGACAGCTTGTGCAGATTGTGTTAATTCATCTGCTCGGTAGTCCATGTGCTTGTCTAAGTTGTGGTTAAATACAACCTTGCCGTTCTTCTGTGTACGTGTGAACTGCTCAGGCATAGTATCTACGCCAAGCTGTTGCAGAAGGTTAGCTTTAGCACGTAATGTACGATTACCATCACCCCATGTGTTAGCTAAGATGTCACGTTGCTCGTCAGTTAATTCTTCTGAGTTCATCAATGCTTCGTATTGAGAGTTTAAGTAGTTATCATACTCTCTACGTGCACGGTTGGTGTTCACCTCGTTGCTGTCAATAGCAGATGCACCGAACTCGGTACGTAAGTTATTGAGTTCATCGTCAGCTTCTGCAGTACGTGTTGCGTTGTTTAATGCTTGTTCATACTCTGCTTCACGCTCTGCTCTTTCCTGTGCTGCATCTAACTCAGCGAGTGTTGCTCGTTTTTGTGCATCTTCTTCGGCTTTAATGCGAGCTTCTTCTTGTGCTTGAGCTTCCGCTGCGGCTTTTTCTTCCTCCGCTTTTACTCTATCTTCTTCAGCGTATTTAGCTTTTGAAGTTTCATAATCAGCTCTGCGTTGCATGTCGCCATGTACGCCACCAAACGCTGCATTGGTCACACCTGATGTAGTACCACCGAGTGCCGCACCTAATAATCCACCTGTAGTCGCTCTACGTAATACTTGTTGTTTAACATTCTCAGGTACTTCATCCCAATTACGGAATTTGCCGTTTTCATCGATAAGAGCTTGAGCTGCATATGCACCGATACCTTCTTGCATGGTTTCTTCTGCACCTTCATTGACTCCACCTTTGACAACGTTCTTAAGTGTGCCACCTAAGCGTTTGCCAGCCGATGCCATAAAGCCCATCTTCTCGAGGTCCTCGATAGCTTGTCTTGAAACAGTCTTAGCTGCTTCCTTAGATAATCCCCATTTTGCAACTTGGCTCTCAATGTTGTGTGGAGTAATTTTGTTTGCTGCTGCACCGCCGATGAACGACATTGCAACTGCAAGACGAGCTTCAGGTGATGTAGTGTCGATGCCACGCTTCGCTAATTCATTTGCAACCTGACCACCTACTGACATACCTGCGTAGGTAGGCATACTGTTACCGATTGCCTGACCTGCTGCATTTACACCTTTTGATAACGTTTCTGCACCAACTGCAGATAAACCTTTACCAGCAAGTTTAGCTGTACCTTTGGTTAATAGCCCGAAACCTTTAGTACCTGCAATCATTTGTGCAGCTTCACCACCTAACATAAGCGGGTTATCGGCTGCAAACTTAGCGGCATCTTTATAGCGACCTGCTTCCATTAAACGATAGAAATATGCTTCACGGTCACGTTCTGCGTCGCTTGCCAAACCTTTGCCAAATTCTTCGCCCGATTTACCAACATACTCTAACCCTTTAGATACAATATTGTCGTTGCCAAATGCGGGTTTTAATAAACCGCCAGCACTAGTGAATAGCCCTGCTACACCTTCAACAGCATCACCAGCCACGTTTTTCAAACGGTCTACAACAGCGCTTTCAGCATCTTCTTCTGCTTGGAAGTTTGCGGCATATAGATTACGACCTTGATTGAAGAACGCGTCTTTTGTGCGTTGTAGTTGTTCGCCTGATTGTTGTGCCACATCAGGGTTAGCTGCAACATAGGTGTTCCACTTATTCTCTAAAATTGGGTCTGCGAAGTCATACTGACGCTCTGCCGTGCTCAATTTCATATAATCTTCACGTGTCATTCCACGTTCTTTGATTAATTTAGATAATGCAGATTCAGGGTCGTCTAACGGAGATACAGCTTGTTGTGTCTGTTGTGGCTGTTGCGGGTCTCCGGTTTGCACTGTAGTGCTATTTAGTTCCGCTTCTCTACGTGCAAGTTCAGCTTCACGCTGTGCTTGTTCACGTGCAATAGCATCTGCATAGTAAGACTGCTTTAAATCTTCGGCTGCCTGACGACGGGCTAGTGCGTCATTGACGAGCGTTCTCATGGAACGATTCATGCCGTTTACTGATTGTGTCATAAAATCTCCAATAAAATGGGCTACCTAATTAGATAGCCCTTATTGTAATCGTAGTTGATTAAAATGTCATTTAAATTCCGTTAGGAACAATCATTTGTGCTCCACCATTTCGCCACTCATCAGGTCTGCGGATTCGATACCCGCCCAGCGAGTCCATGGTGTTGGTGTAGAACTGTTGCGGTGCGTCAGGTTGCAGTTGTCCAACAAGCGGATTGCCCTGTGGTTGCGTTGCACCTTGTAGAGCGTTCATTGTGGAAGGACCAGCATCAGGTCGTGCACGGATATTATCTCCCCCCCCGTTGCCCGCCATTACTGGAACTGCTGTAGTTGGCTGACCATTCCATTGATATGGACCGCCCAATGTACCTGCAACTTTATTCACTGCGTTGTACATTTTACCAATAGACTGTACGTAGTTCGGGTCCTCTGCATAGCCACCTGCTTTTAATGCCGTTGCATAGGCTTGTGGGGACATTGCACCTTGTACGCCTTTGTATCTACGACCCATTAGTCCCACGAAATGATTGTAGTAATCTTGGTCATTAGCAAAGTTACGGAATTGTCTGCGATTACCATTATCGTTCGCCCACACACCTTGAACACCTTTACGGGTCTCCATGATGTTACCGTAGTTATGAGCACCTGCTAGCGATTGACCCCAGTTCGATTCTAGTGCCATCTGACCTAGAATGTTGAACGGGTGTGTCCCAAGTTGTTGTGCTGCACGTTCTGCGTATGGTAATTGTGCACGGAAGAACGCTTGCTGTTGTTGTAGAGTTGCCATTCTATTCTCCTAGAACCATTTAGTATCAATACCGGTTTTATTACCGCTAGTTGGCGTTTGTTGGTTTTTGTGACGCTCTGCTGCTTCACGGGCATCTTGTTTGCCACGTTCCTGTGAATTAGCGTACTCGTATGCAAATCTGATTTTTTCTTCAGGTGACATCTTAGATGCATCGCCATATTTACCACGTTGCAAGTCATACAAGATTTTAGCTGCTTCAGTTTCAGCTTTCATCGAATCTACGGTTGTGTCGTACATTTTGTCGTTAAACTTGTAGTCATAGTCATTGGCTAGTTTGCTACCGCTACCATCGCCTTTAATTGCTCCGTATACACTCATTCGTGCATATTCAGGTGCAATACCACTAATTCTCTGACCATTCACATTCATGTTGTATGAACCGTCTGAGTTAGCGGTTACAGAGCCGATGCCTAATGGTGTGTATCCAAATGCACTATTAGCTCGATAATCACCACCCGCAGTCATCGCTGTATCTAAGTTACGAGCTGCTTGTGTATCAGCTGCCTTAGCATACTCAGGGATTGTAATAGCTGCTGCACCACGACCTTGACCATTACGTAGCATTTCTTCTGAAATAGCTTGATAACGAGCTTCATCTGCTGATGCTCCGCCTTGCATAAGCTGTTGCATACGACCAGCAATATTTTGTTGTGCTGCATATGCATTCATCTTGTCAGCACTTTGCATTGTTGCTGTTATGGTGTCAAGACCACCTAAGTCTTTCTTACCTTGCATGATTGAGCTAAATGCTAGCAACTCACCGAGAGATGGTGCACGTTTAGGGTCAGCATATAATGCGTTCATCGCACCGTATTGAAGCCCACCGTTATCTCCACCGAACTCTACTGGAGAGATTGTAATCTGTGCTCCACCCGCATTGTTAGGTGTGGTAAAGCCTGTAGATGGAATATAACTACCACGAGAACCAATCTGTAATGCTGTGTCTTGTGCAGGTTGTTGTGTTACAACTTGCTGTGTAGATGCAGTTGTTCTAGCTACAGGTGAGGTTGCACGTGTTGTAGTTGTTCTAGTTGGTTGTGCTGCAGGTTCTCCAGCTAATACACCAATGGTGTTTTGACGTGTTCCTTTCACGCTAGGTTGCATGGTCTGTCTAGCACCATTTACCATTTTAGTTGGTTGTGTTGCAAAATCTGCTACACCTAGTGCTGTTCCACCAACTCCGCCAATAGCGTCAGACTCGACTGGGTTTACTGTTACAGGTTTATTACTTGCTGTAACAGATGCGTCTACTGGTGCGGGCTGTGGCACATTGAAGAACTGCTCAGGTGAGTACTGTGGAATCTCACCTACAGTGTTTGTAGGTTTTGGAGCTGGTTTACCATTTAACTGTGCAATGCGTTCTTCTTCGCTCATGTATGGAGTTAGTTTAGAGTTAAATGCATCGATATAATCAGTTGGTGCTTTAGCTCCATATAACATGCTTAGTAAATCTTCGTTAGAGTATTCACCGTGACCCGGTTTGTAGCCCGGGAACATGCTGTTACGTACTGACTCTAGTGATACACCTTGTGTGTTATCAGGTAAGTTAGCGTTGATACGTTCCATCTCTGCCTGTGCAACAGCATTAGCAACTTTATCAAACTCAGCACGGTTAGCTAACTTCGCTTGTTTATTACGTTCTCGTGTATCTTCGATAATTAAGTTTTCACGATTTGCAATGTCTCTATTGTATCTGTCTAAGTTAGTATAATCTGCTCCACCTAAACGAGAGATACCCAAGAATGGCTTGTTCACTCGATTGTAATCATCAATGCGTTGCTGTTGTGTTTCAGCAGCTTTTCTGTCTACTGCCTGTGCGGCTTTCTGTGCTTCAAACCACTCCTGCTCGTTTTGCGGAATACCCGTAACAGTGGTTGGAATTGTTACAGGTGTGGATGGTGTTACTGGTTTATGTTCCACGCCAGCAAGAGCAGATAAAGCTCCACCAGCTACGCCACCTGTGGATACTGACTGCGTTTGCTGTTGTGCTTGCTGTTGTGCTTGCTGTTGTGCTTTTTCATCAGCCGCCCACTGTGCTTGCATCTGTTGAGCCACAGCCATCATGATTGCATCTTCTTCGATTGGGTCTAAAGGTGCTCCGTTTTTAGCTTCTGTATTAGCTAGAATAGTTGCAACTTTAGCATCGAGTTCTGCACGTTGTTGTGGTGTCATCTTACGCTCCTGTTGGACGATACGGAATACCTGTGCGGTTATTCTGATAACCAGTCAAATTTGTGTTCAATGCAAAGCTACCATATGGGTTATATGGTGTTGGTGCTACTGGTTGTTGCGTTGAGCTGTAAACCGTAGGTGCTGTAGGTGCGGTAGGTTGTGCTGGTGTTGTAGCGGGTTGTGTTACAACTGGAGTACCTTCAACGTTCTGCACTGATGTATTACTATTTACACCTTGTCCAACGTTCACATAGCCATTGTTAAGTAAGCTCTTTTGCCAATCCATTAACTGACCACCGCCAGCCAACTGAGAAAGCATAGGGTTCATAATAGAGTTTCTATAATGTGTTCCTTCCGCTGTTCCTTGATTAGCAATATTCTGTGCAATGGCTGCTCGAGTAGCTGATGGGTTTGTGTATACAGATTTTTGGTAATCCATAATAGCTTTACCCATATTCATACCTGATGTCATGCCGTCGCCCCAAGCGTTACCAATACCGCCTAGGATACTTAAAAAGTTGTTAGAGCCTCCGAAAATACCATTTCCGGTCATCGCATAAGATGGCATTATCTACCTCCAAGAATAGACATAATGTTGTATTGTGGTGAATACATCGGGTCGGTCATCGGGTCATTGTTCTGAGTGCCGATGCCTAGCGACTGTGCTAGAGCGTTAATCTCAGGTTGTGATAACTGAGGTGCTGGTCCGCCTAGCATCTGCTGTGTTAATTGATTGCCAATATCGCCACCTTGCGGTTGCTCCATTCCAACCAGTTCATATGGGTTTTCAAGCGGTGGTACACCCATGCCTTCCATCATAGCTGCGTCATTGCCCTGCATTGCTAATTGCAACATTGGGTCATCTGCATATGCCATATCAGCTGGAATACCTTGTCGATTTAATCCCATTAAAGTTTCTAAAGAGTTCATTTTTTCTTGTTCTCGCAACATTTAGGTTGAACTATATTATCAAACTGAACAGATTTTGTCTCGTTCTGTCCAGTTTCTTTTAAGCTTCTACATACGTTGTATGGTGCACATTTATCAGTCATGGCAATCTACCTAGAATCCTGAATCTTCAGGTTGTGCAACAGGTCCATCAGGTTCTTTACTACCACCACTGCCGCATTTATTCTCGCCAGCGTCCTTGCTTAACCATATTGATAATACCACTGCAATCAATGCACCTAAGTTTGCTAAATCGCCTGACATCTTATCTGCGGTTTTACGATAACTCTCAGCAAGCCACGCATAGTTTTTGCCTGCAGATGTTAAGAAGTCAGCACCCAATGCAGCTAGTTTGTGGTAGTTGTCATTGTGACTAGCATAACGTGTTTGTTGGATATTGATACCAGTTTTATCCATTGTCGCTGCAGAGCCGAATCGACCGTTACGTTGATTCTCAATAAGCTCACCAGCTTTGAATAATAGACCTTCGTTAATCTGCCATGCACGAGCACGTTCATCTTCGCGGGCTTTATACAATGCTCCAACAGTTGTAGAGATTGCTGCAGTTGCGAGAGCAGTTTCAATACCACAACATTGACGAGCAGAGTAGCGGTTTAAGCTCTTGCATAATTGCTCACGTTGCTTTTTGGTCTGAGCTGCCACATCTGCTTTTATTCTAGCGGTAATCCCGTCGTAGTCAGGTGTATAGCCACAGAGAGCGAACGAACAAAGCTTCTCATGAATTGCATCGTTACATGCGTCCAACTGTTGAGCTCTGCGAAGTTCATCATCTCGTCTTGCAATGTTCCAGTCATACTGATTCTCCAAGTCGTTATCTGCCTTATCTGCTTCTGCAGCTTCATTAGGCATCTTGCCCCACAGCTCACGACCTTTATCGGCTAGTTGCTCGTTAATAGTTTTCCACTTATTCTCAGCGTCTTTTGCTTTGTTAAGTGTGCCATTATCAGCAAACTTACCTAACAATGCACCTAATAACGAACCAATGGCAATCCACTTACCATCATCCATTTTAGGTTGCCGTGGATACTGAATAATGTGGTTAGCATTAACCTGTGTAGAACCAGTACCTGTCGCTTCACCTTTCTCAACATACGCTTGGTTTACACCACAAGACGATGCACAAGTACCTTGATTTTGGTTCTTGTTATTATTGCTGGTATCCACATCCGCCTTGTTGCCAAGTGTTGAATCTACCATTATTTACCTCCTAGTAAGCTCTCTCTTGAGCTTTCCAAGTGAATCTCATCTACTCTGATTGAGCCGATAATACGTACTGCCCAATCAATCGCTTTGTACCGTCTAGGGAGTAGGAATGGTTTATTAGAATAAACTTTCTTCCGGAAATACTCTCTACCGTCTGCGTAAATAATAACAGTAACCGATGGGCGATTTCCAATTAAGTGTGAATAATGTTGTTGGAACTCAGGATACTTGCAGAAAAACGCTTTGTCGTCTGCATATGGGTTCTGTCTACGCCATTCTTCATACTTAATCTTAGCTTCTCTATGACCACGTGGCATGATGTTGTCAAAGTCAGGTGACACAACTTTACATGCTACAGGTCTCCACAATCCAGCCATCATCTGTGTTTGCGATTTCCAATCATACACAGCATTTTCGCCTTTGCCCCACTCATAGATGTGTCCGTTGTTTACAACAATAAATGGGCTGATTTCATCGGTATAGCCGCGTTGAACCACTACATTGTGTGTTGAGAAGTCGCTGTCTCTACGCTTATCTGAACCAATCTGTAGGATAAATCCACCATCTTTTGTGAATCCGAAAATCCTATCGTCGTGGTATGTGAGTCGTACTGTACGAGGCTCGTAGGCTGACCACTCGTTTTCAGTAACAATCTCGCCTGTGATTAGCTGTTCGCCTTGCGGTGAAATTGTTACTAAGCCTTGCTCTGACGAATAAATTACTTCGCTGTCTACTTGGCAAACGTTGTTGAAGTTTACGCATTTATAACGCTGTTCAATCTCTGCAATTTCTACTTGATTAGGGTCATCTGTAGCAACTGAATAATGCATACCTTCTGTAATCGCGATAAGTGTGTAGTGCACATCTCCTTCGATACGTGGCGTGACCTCATACATTCCTCTAATTCTGAATCGGAGTCTATACTCATTATTCAGATTATAGGCATGTGGGAAGTTATGCTCAGAAACCCAAAAGTGCTTGTTACTCCAAACAATCGTTAGGTTATCTCCGACTGCAGCTACACCTTCTAAACACTCTGGTGGAGCGTCATGAGTGTCTGTCGATAACTCGCATGAAAAATCACATGGGCAGTTGTTGTCGTAAAACTCAGTTTGATTAATCGGAGTTTCTCCAACCATCAACCAACGTGCGTTGTTCTCATTGTCGCTGACCGCTCTGTACCATCTGCGAGCTACTGCGTTCGCAGGTGGTGTGTCCACAACCGTAACTTTTGCTGCATCGCCCCATTCAACATCTACCACTTCAGACGGTTTAGACTGTGCTGATTCTTCACCACAAGCATTTATGTATGTGAATAAATATGCAGTTGGAACTGGCGGGTGTGGTACGTTGTCACAGTCGTTATCTGCAATACACAACGGCTTAATCTTAGTTTTAGGACAACCTGCTTTTGGCATTTTTTCTAAACGTACCTCTGCATTTTCAGGGCGTTTGATACCAACTGGAATCGGGCACTGTTTAGCTAAAATTCGCTCTGCAGACTGTCTGTAAAGTTTTCCATTCTCTACAAATAAGAATGTAGTTTCCCCTAACTTTCTTGTCCAGTCAGGTGCTGTAAATACAAGTTTGTCCCACGCAATATACAAAGAGCCAGCTCTGTGAATAGATACTGGCTCACCTGTAAATAATTCTCCGCAAGAGGTCAGTAACCGCATACCCGTATCTGATGGTAGTTTGATTGGTCGTAAATGATTACCATAGATGTCCAAGTTGTTTGCGATTACTGATTTACCTTCAGGCAGTGATTTATCTGCGACTTTCGGAACTAACCCAAAAAATTGAGCAATTCTCATTTAGCCTGTTCTCCCGATGCCGACAATAGCATCTTTAACCATTAATTTAAGTACCGCTTTGCCTGATGTTGGCGGTTTAGGGATTTCTACAAATCCGTCTGCTGCAGTCGTGTATGGTCCTAATGTAACGTTAGGCATTGCTGGTGACTGGATTGTAAATGCAATATTAGGTACGCCAAATACATAAGCCTTATCTTCGGTCTCTACATACTGGAATGAATAACCAACATCACCTTTGTCGCCTTTAGGTCCTGCATCGCCTTTGTCGCCCTTCTCGCCTTTTAGAGTAGATGCGTCTGTCTCTAATACGCTGTTGTCAGACATTACAAAGCGAATTTTTCCGTCTGCGATATTGACAGTGGTAGGGTATTTCCCGTCATCACCTTTATCACCTTGAACACCGGGTTCGCCTCTAGGACCTTGTTCACCTCGTGCACCTTTCGCCACTGGTAATACTCCAGCACTGCGGGTTGTTCCGTCAGTTAGTGTATACATCAGCTGACCGCTTGCGGTAATTGTAAATGATGCTAAACCGACTCCGGCTTCGCCTTTTTCACCTTGTTCGCCACGTAATCCGCCAGCTGGTGCTACTGCGTTACCGCCATTTGGTACGCCTTCGCCACATCCACATCCACCGCAATCTTTCGCGAATAACTCTTTGCAATCTACGGAAAGTGTGCGTGTGCAAGCGTCATATTTTAATGGTGATTCAACATTGATGCCGATTGAGTTTGCAATATCCTTGATTACTTGCATGGTATCCCACTCATAAGTAACCATGGTGTTAGATTTGATACAAGTGCACTTAGCACTCATTGTGCGGTCTAACTCAAATACATCTTCATCGATACCAACTACTTTTGCAACTTCACAGCAACCATCACAGCCTTTAATTCTTACATAGAAATACTGACCGTTGATGATTGGCGGGAAATGTTTAGCGTGACCTTTTACAAGATGTAATCTGTTGCTCTCAATGTCTAAAGGACGGGCGGTGAAGCCAGTCCCTGTTCGGTCGCATGTTAGTGGAACTAATCCAAGTTCACAATTTGCCATTTATCCCCCTTAGCACTTGTTAGCACAGATAAACTCGCGTAATTGTACGGAGTTCCAATCTGCAACAACACAGCTTCCGCATGGGAAGTTCTTACGACCTTTTCCTAAAATATCTCGTTCTACAGCAATCTTACCGTTTTTGATTTCGCCTTCTTTGGTATATTTGACGACTTCATAACGGTCTAGATATTTGATTGTTAGGTAGATGTGATTGCCTTCTACCATGTCATTCAATTTTTTAGCTGCTGCAAATGGGAGATTGATTGTGTCGGATGTGGTTTGTACATGACCAACTACTTTAGTCTTGAAACCATCAATAAACTCTAACATGTTTCGCTCCCGTTGATTGCTGTGATATTGCCACATTCATTTACAGTGACTGAAGTGCCGCATGTTACAACGAACGTTTGTGGTGTGATGTTTGTACAACCACCTGCGCAACTTTTAACAAACTCGCATAATTGCTGTGGATTCCACTCTACACATGCACAGCTGTCTTTACCGAACGATTGTGCGGTTGTGTTATCTTGTGCACGTTCAACAGTTAATACATCTCCAGCACGTGCTACAACCTTAACAACTTCCATAACACCGCCATTACGCAGTGTTAAATAGAAATGCTCTTGGTCGTTGATGCGGAATTTGCTACCGTCACCAACTGGCAATGTAATTTGTGTGTCGGTAGATGTGATTGCTTTCGCTACCTTTGTACATCTTCCCCATACTTTAGTGTTTAACATTCGCTACACCCCGTATCGCATGTTCCTGTTGGTTGTTCAATTTCTTCATCGTACTGAGGTACTGCACAGCAACCGGTGCTATATTCAATACCACCACAGCCTTCTTCGATTACCGGAGTGCTGTCCGCCACGATGGTTTGACATCCCGGAATGTATAAAAGCACGTGTGTGCAACATTCACCATTTACATAGATGTCGCCTTCATAATAGCCTTTCGGCAGTGATTTGAACCCGTCACCCCAAGCGAAGCAAACGCCATTTTCTTGGTCTACTCTGTATGGAGTAATTTTAAGTAGAACTTTACAGAAACCTTTTCTGCGGATATCCATTCTTAAACAAGTTCTGATTGCTGGAATTGGACGACCGTTACACCCCATTTGACGGAGTGAAAAGCATCGTTCAATTTCGCCAGCTTGAATTTTAATTGTGTTAGATGCACAAGTTGTTGGCGGACACTTCTTCTCCTCGCAAGGGTCACAAGGGTCGCAACATACTTCTTCATACTCCGGTGCGATTGGTAGACATTGATTTCTACAACATTTCGATTCCGGAGCGTTGCCAAATACTATAGCCATAATCGTCCTCTACCGCTTCTTCCAAGAAAGCTAGCTCCGATAATTCTACGGGCTTTGCCACCTGTCTTATCTATTTTAGCTTGTTGTAACGCATTAAACCAGTTTGTTTGGAATAACGTTACTTGTCTCAATAATGCGTCCTGCTCAGGTAACATTGCCAAGCGTACTAATGTACCGTATAAAATAGCTTGCATGTAGTCATCATAGATGAAATCAGGCACATCGCAGTCATCACGACCGATTGCCCATACATAATCTACACGCAGTTTAGTTGGTTTATTACGTGGATTATTTAGAACGATAATGGGGTGTTCGCCACGACGCAGTTCGATTGTGTAATCTGCTTCTTCACCTTGTACAAGTGGATTCCAGTTTTCTCTACCACTGCAACGTAAAGGGCTTTCCATCACTGATGTGACTTTTACAATTCTACGACAGTCAGGAACTTCAAGCATGTAGTCGCCAACCTTCTCTTGTGTTTCTACATCTAATGTGTCAGAAGCACAACGAGACTCTCGCATAAATTCTACGATAGTCTCTCTGATTGCATGTTGAAGAATCTCTTGCGGAATGAACGGTGCGTAGGCGAGTACGAACGGTTCAAAATCTTCGATTGTTTTCATTATCTAACCTGCCGTGCTAATGCTTCTGCTCCACTAGATAACTGCAGTAACTGAATTGCTTTGTTCCAATGGCTGTCACTACGTTCTCTATTGGCGTTATCTTCAATGTCTACACCCCATGCGTAATACAACATGAACTCAAACACTGCAGCTTCTGCATCTGCACCTAAGTCGATTGAGCTGTCCTCACTGGTAACATCAGGTGGCATGTAGCATGAAATCACAAGGGTAGCGTTAGTGCCAGCTGGTACTGGCGGGTCTACTACGATTTGACGAGGATTATCCTCGCTATATTCATAGCTTCTTAATTTATATTCTGTATCGCCTTTAACCTTACCTTTACACACCGGTCTGCCAAGTGTAGGGTAGTAGGTTAGTTTTGATTTTCTAGCAATGGTCTTTACCACGCCATTTTCATCTGCTAATCCCCATACTTTAATATCGGATTCGCACGAAGTGGGAACATCTTGCAATGCTCCCTCTACTAATTTTACTTCTGTCTTGCGAGTGAACTTATCTCGCTTTGTGATGGCAACGATACTAATTGCACGTTTGAAATACGACAGCAAGTCCTCTTTTGTCCAATGAACATAGGACTCATCTTCATCGTAATCGGATAAGTATCTTGATACATCTTCAATTAGAGTTCTTGCTGTGATTGCCATTACTTATCTGCTCCGAACATAGCTTTTGCTGCTGCATGTACATCAATTCCACGCATATCTGCACGTTCTTCTTCGGTCAAGTTCATTCCACGTTGTTCCATGTTTAGGGATTCAGGTAGTGGAGCTTCATTAGGCATCATCAGTTTAGCTGATTTACCTTCTGTTTTCTTGCGACGATTAGGTGCTGCGGTCATTGATGGTACGGTTTCACGATGACCATCCATGATTTCTTCTACATCTTCGATGGTCTCAAAGTCTGTTGGAATTTGTACAGAGTCGCTTCCATAGTGTTGGTCAGCTAACATTCTGCGTTCTTCCTGTTTACGATTCATTTCGTCAATCGCAAATTTTAAATCTGTTTGTGTGTAAACGAAACGACCTTTAAGGTGTTTGATTGATTCTGTTGTAAATGTAGGATTTGGGACTACATAGCCGCTTTCATCAACGAAGGCTAGGGGTTTACGATTTAATTGCATTTTTGTTTTCTCTTGTAGTTAATAAAAAGGCAGGGTCTAGCCCTGCCCTCGTACTTGGCTTATGCTGGTAAGCGTACACATTGTGGGTCCGGGTAAACAGTCTCACATGGAGCTTGGTAGCATGAACAACCGTGTTGGTCGTTATGGTTTTCTACCGATGCTGATACTGTGAAACATGCACCTGATAATGAACCCTCTTTAATCTTAATGGTGATGTCACCGTTAGATTGTAAGAACTCAGTTGAACGCAATACAGTGTAGCCTTCTTTTGTTAAATCAACATCGAAGGTTTCAACTTCGCGGCTGTTAGCTTCAGCTAATGCTTTTTCTGCATCTGCTACAGCTTTTTTAGCTGCAGTTACAGCTGATTTTAAGCCAGCGTTTGTTGGGTCTGTATTAGCTTGAGCTTGTGCTTTCGCTAATTTATCTTTAGCATCTTTTACTTTGTCAGCTAATGCTGCTAAGTCTGCTGGAGCATCGCCTGCAACACCATTTAAAATAACGGTGATTTTGCCTTCTGCTAATGCTTTTTTGTTATGTAACACGATGTTATTAACAAAAGAACCAGCTGCTAATAAGATAACACCTAACTCGTCACCTACTGGTAATACACCTAAACCTTTTTGGCGATACCACATACGCATGTGTTCATGACCATCGTCATAGTAGAACTGCATTGTTTTGTGGCGAGTTTTTAAGTGAGCTGCATATTCAACGTGTTGGTCTGCTGGGTCTAAACCTGCATCCCACATTGCATCGCCTTGTGATGCTACGTTGCGTTTGTTACCACCAAGATAGATATTGTACTTAGCCATTGTCTAACTCCTTACTCGATTTCGATGGTTGCGTATAACACAGCTAATTTTTCAGGTGTTAATACATCGAAGTCATAAATGGTCAAACCACGCCAGTATTTATCGAAAGAACGTGGGTCTTTGTCGATTACTTCTTGGTTTGTTAATTGAGTGATGAAACCAACCGCTTCTTTGAAACCAGCTAAGATTAAGAACGTTTGTTTGTTCACTTGCGGGTCAAAGTACATAGGCATGTTGTTGGTGAAGTACACTTTGAAACCAGCAACATCTAAGAATTGTTGGCTTAAAAGGATTGCTTTACCAGTGCCTGCTGCACAAGCGTTGTTCAATAACGGATTTGTATAGAACAAGGTTTTCGCCATTGTAGGTAATACAACGTAACGACCTTTCTCTGGAACGTTTTGCTCGTCAAGAACGGTAGATAAGTGAGACAATTTAGTTAAAATTGTTTCTTTGTTTAAGGCAACAGGCTGACCTAATTGACCTAAGTTGTATGCACCTGATTTGATACCAGCTTTGATACCTTTGTTGTAAGGGTCAGCTAGTAACGGAACTTCAGTTAAGATTTCACGGTCGATGTGTTGGCGTAACAATAATGTACTGTTTTCCATGAACTCATTAACATATTCTTTAATGTTACAAGTACGTTTTTCATCAACATATGAAAGTTTTAAGTTCCAGTATTTACCACGTTTAACAACCATAGTTTTTAACTCAGTGTTCAATGTTGAAACTTCTAAGTCTTGGTTGTTAATGTAATCGAAGATTTCACCCACTGGTGCTACGCGGAAAGTAACTTGGTCGCCACACTGTTTCAATTCAGCAGGGATAATATCCTGAGAGGTAATAGACCCTGCGATTGAGTCAGCGTAGAAGCGAGCTAAGAACGCTTTTGCATAGATAGGGGTGTTTAGTGCATTATACACTTGATAACCACTTGCTGACGGTAAAACGCCACCCGGTTTGTTTTGCATTTAATAACTCCTACGTTATCGGTTTGTGTTTACTCTACCCTCTACCATCGCGGCATTAAACTCATCTGTGATACGTTGATACTTATCCCATGAAAGTTTACCTGCTTGGAAGTTAGCGGTAGCTCGCTCGAAGTCCGACATCTTGAGCACTTTCTGTCCACGTGGTGCTGTAACAGGTTGCGTGGTCTGTGAACGACCCGGTGCAACTTGTTGCGTTTGTGGTTGAGAGCGTTGGCGTTTGCCTTTAAAGTCCTCAATCACTTCCACCACTTGCTTCATATTACCTGATTGTATACCGCTTTGTACTACTTGTGCAATAGTTACTGTACCGCCAGTATACGGAGCAGGTTGTTTTAAGTAACTTTGCCACTCATTAGAGAACGCAACTTCATCCAAATCCGGAACAGCTTTACGTAATTCGGTCTCAAACGCAAACTTTTGGTTTTGGTCGTTGATACCACGTTGAGCTTCCAGTTGGCTGGTTACGCCATCTAATTTTTGTTGCAAAGGTACTACCGCACGTTGATACAAGTCATTAGCGACTCTACGTGCGATACTTTGAATGTATGGGTTTGCGTCCCCATAGTCGGCTTCAAATCTTTCATCTACAGCAAGCTCATCATCTGTATACGCCAGTGTTGGGCGATGCTGTTCTGCTGGCTGTTGCTGACCATACTCACGTTCATAGTTAGCACGTACTGCGTTCTCATACATCTCTGCACGAGCTTTCGTTGCTGCTAATTCACGTTCCAATGCAATTAATCGGTCCTCATTAGAGGATGGTGCATTTTGTTTCGGTTCAGCTTGAGCTGGCTGTGTTAGACCTGCAGGTTGTTCCTGTGATAATTCATCTTCATCACCGGTTAAATATTCTGAAATATCAACTTCATCATCTTGAGGTTGTTCAGTACCTTTCGCTGGTTCTTCAGATGCAGGTTGGGAAAACTGCTGGTCTAAGAATTGGTCTAGTTCACTTTGTGTTTGGTCGAAGTCTGCCATTCGTTATTTCTCCAAATCGGCTTTTAGTTTTTTAAGGATTGATACGCGACCACGCAGAAACTCATTCGCTTCGCTGTTCTCGTACAATTCACGTTCGCGTTCTAATTCTTCTGAGATATACTCTTGAAGTAATCGAAACGCAGGAACTGTTTTCAGCATACGGACGATGCCGTCAATTTTTACTTGACTAGCCATATAATCTCCTATTCAACACGTTTATATACGGTCATGTCGATTAAGGCTTGCTCGTCATCTGTGCCGTCATTTCTGAACTTGTAAGTTCCGGGTAAGGTAATCTCTAAAGGATTATCCTTGCTTAAACTTAATTGAACTGGCTTACCATCTTTGATAACCTCAGTCCATAAGTAATCTTCCATACGTTTGTCGCAGTTTGCTGGAACACCACGCATGAGTGTGAAAGAAGAATCAGTTGTACCACGTAACATGGTAGCGACTAATTTCTGCCCTAACTCTAAGTGTGAAACTGCTGATTCATATTTACTCATCGATTCGCTCCAACTCGTCATCGAATAAAACACGTAGCACTGATTTAACTGCATTTACTGCGATACGGTTTTCTTCACTTGCTGTTGTATCTTCGTATGCATCACGGGTTAAATTTAACTCGCGAAGTAATACGTTCTTAATTTGTCCTGCATCAGCAGAAGAACGGAAGCGTCTAAATGCTCCAGCTTCTTGCTGTGAAACTTTAGTTTTTGCCATTATTAACATCCTCCTGCTTTATTAGCAATGATGGCTTGCACGTACTCAGGTGAAACTTCTTCAAAAATTACATCTACCCCAACAACAGCGTTGGCTAACATGGTCATCTTTGAACCCACAGAAATTTGGTACTCGCCCGGAGGAAGAATTGGGTCGCATGCATCAATAGGAAAATCATGTAAGAATGTACTAATTGTACACCCATTTTGACATTTTACCACACGCTGAACACAAATATCTAATGGTGCTCCGCACGGGTCCTCATGCATAAGGTGCAATACTGCCGTCTTTAACAAGGTAATATTCTGTGGTTCTGATTCCACCGAATGTGAATCCACAATAGCGACATCGAAGTGAAGCTGGTAACAACTCACTACATACCTCCCATTGGTGAATTAGGTGTTAGACTATTTTGGTTCGCTATTGCTTGACCTGCACTAGCGTTCCGACCGTCAATAGTACCACCTTGATACAGCGGGTTCAAACTTTGAATATCTTGCGTTACAGCAGACTGTAAATCAAAGTCAGGGAAAATTCCCTCGGTGCTGATACCGCTAACCTTAAAGATTTGGTACAACAAGCGTTGAATTGCTGCTGGCGGAACAATCGGTTGTCCGGTGTTAGGGTCTACTACTTGCATGTATGAGCTTAGTGATTGTAGTGCCCATTGTAGTTTAGACTCTTGCGATTCTTTCTCTACAATACCACTTACACCACGTGCGTGTACTCGGATGTCACCTTTAATAGTCTCATCCATTGAATACATCAACTCATAGTCGATATAAGATTGAACAACTGGCTCAATAATATTTTCTTCAAGCACACGTAAAGCAAACTTAACTGATTTACTTGCTTGGTTTAATACCATTGCCACACCGCCCGATGTGCGTCCTAATGTACCAATATTTTCTGTCGAACCAAACGCTACACGTGGAATACCGATTGTCTCATAGCCATATTGCATGAAACGCTCGAATACATTTAGAAGTTGGTGTGAAATATCAGGTACAGTATAGAAGTTGTAAGCACGACCTTGCATACCAATCACGGATTTAACCTCGCGAATAGTATTAGGAAGGATTACATTTACATCTTCATCGTCAATAACACGGTCGGATTCTACCTCACCCAATACACCTGATGCGAGTCCCATGTTACGTACCATTGCTACGATTGTTGCTGTACATACACGTTGTACATCACGTAGACGAGTAACTGGACATTCACCCCAAAATGCTCCCGGGATTGGTTCAAATGATGCTACATAGAATGGACGCTGACCAGCTGGGTCAGGGTTTAACACTGCTTTAATTACAATGTCGTTAATTGTCCAAATCTCTGCTTCGTAAGAAATGTCAGGAGAGCCTACTTCAACACCGAACTCCTCGAGTAATTCGCCACGGATTGCCCCATAGAATCCCACACAGTCATAAAATCCTTGAGCGTCGTCCTCAAGGCCAATGGCATATTGGTCTGTGTCTACTTCAGGGTTATGGTCCTTGCCGTCCTCGCGTTCTTCGAGCCAGCCTGTCGGATGTTCCTTCAATACTTGACGGATTCCCTCGCCATCGAAGCCCGGTGCAGAGTAGTACCCCACTAATTCAGAACGTGAGCATTTGCGGATTTCCACAACATACTCTGCGTCTTGTACGGACTGTGCGTTTGGTGCTGGGTAGAAATCAAACGGAGAAATGTTTTCTACTGCGCGAATTAACTTACGCTCCACTACCATACGTTGTCCATTCCAACGCTTCCACGGTTTCATCACAACCGCAGGTGTTTTCATAATAGCAGCAGGATACACCACAAAGTTATATATAAAATCACCAAACTGGCGTAACCAATCAGCATCATGAAGTTTGTCCTGAATTAATGAATCCATTTTATCAGCAGCAATAGCAGCTAATTTCTGCTGTTCTTGCAATGCTGCGTTCTTAAGTGCCTGACCTTGTTCTGCCGCTGCTTGCTCAAGCATGTCTGAGGTCATCATCGGCATCTGTTGGAGTTGTGCCATCACTGCTTGCAGTACATTCTTAGTTTGTGCTTCATCTAAGTCTGCTTGCGGTGTTGCTTTAATGACAAATGGGTTCTCAATCGAGTTAGCGAATACATCACGAATGAGACCCACGATACCCTTAACAATAGGTGATGTAATGTTAAAATTAACATCGATGTCAGGGTCAAGCGTTTCACAGGCGAGTAATTCCCCACGAACTTGGCGTAAACAGTCTAACAGGATGTCGTACTGCTCGCGTTTCGTGTCTTTAGCAATCTCGAAGCGGTCACGGACATACTGCCCGAGTTCTTCTACTAATCTGTCGTGTTTCTTACCCACCATTCACCACCTTATTTATGTGCTGGTGTTTTACCACGATTACTGCCTACTGGGCAGCCGTGTGGTGGTCGTTTACCTTGACATGGCATACTACTTTCTCTCCTATTTTAAATAAATCTCGAATGTCGTCTTGAACTTCTGCTCGAGCTCGACTTACTCATTCGGCTGCTAATATTAATACCTAATACCATATATTGCAATGCATCAGCTAAATCTGATGTCCAGCCTTCGTGAGATTTAGTCGGTGTATCTCGAACAACATCGTTCTTACCGCGTACATTCTCATAAATGTAGTTGTATTTTAATGCCTCAATTAAAAATTTGCAATTTTTTGTGATTTGCAGTAGAGGCTGCCCCATTGAGTCTAATTTTGTCAGTCTCTGTTTAACTGCTTCAATCCGTGGCTGAAGTTTATTCGTACCCGGACTCTCAATCGGAATACCATTATTTAATAAGATGTCATATGGTGACACATCAACCGACTGAGCTTGTACGAGACCTGCAGGGTCACCCCATGCTCCCTCGACCAAGTTATTAATGTATCTGCGTCTGAGTGTCGGCTTAATATGCTCAACAGTCAATGTCTCAATAGACATGTCCTCGCCCATCACCTCATCTACTATAATAAGACGACCGCCTGCAGTCATCGTACCAACAAGACATACTGGTGTACGACCGAAGTCGAAGGATAAATAAAGCGGAGCACCTGCTGGCACATTAAACTGGTCGATGACATGACGGCTCTCGTTGAACTCAGGGAATACTACCTTACCAGTCACCAAGTCCGCAAACTCACCTTCCACATATGCCTTAATCTTCTGCTCCTCGCCCCCGAGCATTGCATAATAATAGTTATACCCACCCGGCAAGTTCTCAATATTCTCCGCCATCGGGTTCGGGTCCCATGACCCATCAGGCTGTCTTAGTAGAGCGGGCGGCTGTCTGAATAACTCAAAATATGGACGACCCATGCGTTCAGACATCATCTTGAACTCATCATCCTTATCCCCGAGATACCATCTATAGAGCCAGTGATTTTTAAGCGGACCGTTCGTTGCCCCAAATAGTCCTACCCATGTTGCCTTGCCAAATCTACCTGACGGGTAACGCCCAAGACGACGGTCAATCGCAAATACTAACGACTCAGGGAACTCCGACAACTCATCGATGAACCCGAATGTCGGCTCACACCCAAGTAACTTATTCTGTGACTTCTCATCATCAAATGACAAGAACTCCACATCAAAGTGCACCTTAGTGCCATCATTTAATTCAAATCTAGCGTGAGCCATCATTGGGAAACTCCCAGTGCGGAATGTCATCAAGTTACCCACCATTGTCTTAAATGACGGTATAGTAGTGGAGCGTAACATTGAGTTAGTATTACGTGCCACAAGTGCACGAGAATATCTCACCCCATCTGCTGCGGGCTCTTGCATAATAGCCTGTAACAGAAGTGTCCATATAATTCCCGACGTTTTAGCTGAGTTACCGGTACAGAACACCTTACCATTGCGTCTTGCAACAAACATACCTGTAGAGGTGGTGTAACAGTATTTATACCCATCCTCGCTTGGAATATGCTCGTACTCAGCGGTTTTCATATTCACCCAGCAGTTCTTACCATTAACTCCTACTGTTGCTCTGTATGTGTCATTCCAATTCTCTTTACGAGCCTTCTCAACTGTAATAAAAGATGGAATACCGCAAGAGACAAATGCAAATTGAATAAAGTCCACATTCTTCTTATTGTTAGAACAATAGTATGAACCCTTCTCTCCGATGTTGCCATCCCATAACAAACTCTCGTGAGCCATCAGTGCTAACTGACGCTGACTTGCTCCATAATATTTAGACAGGTCTTTATTCCACTCAGGTGGCACAAACTTAAATAGCACCTCAGTAGGTCGAGCTGGATAAATAGTCTCAGTAAACTCAATACCAGCCTCGTTCAATAGCTGTCTGATTCGTTCAACCTTTCTAGGTTTACGTACTGTAACAGCTGCCTTACTACCACTTTTCGGCAAGTGCCCGTCTGCTGATAACATAATCTGCACTCTCAACTGTGCGTCAGTTAGTGGGTACTCTGTATCTGACTTATAATCAAACACTGCTGGGATTTTAGCATCTCGCTTAGCACCATTCTTGTACTGTTCAGCCAGCTCCGCACCGGTAGCAATCTGCCAGTCTCCACCTCGTTGTACAGTGTATCGAGTCTTGTACCACACCTTGTGCTCATCACTCACCGCCATGTCCATCGCGTGTGATGTGTAGAATCGGTGGAATCCTTCAGGGCACGGTAACTTAACATGCTCGGCTCTCTCAAATTGTCCTTCACCCGTAGCCGGGTCATAGACCATAATCTCCTGTGGAGCTTCTGAAATCTTCACCCAACCCTCACGTGTGAGCACCTCGGTATCCTCAGATAAGCAACCTGCTGGACCCACACAGAACTTGAGACGGGCGGGGCTCAGTGCCATTCTGTGCAGTGTTGGGTACATATAATAGTTAAACCCAATGTCATTCTCACCCATGACTGGCTGCTGCTCATCAACAGGGGCATAGTTCTCACCCATCTCACTGGCGTAGCCAATCTCATCACTGTGTGACGGGGCGTGATGTCCTGACACCGCACCGCGTACAATATCCTCATCACTTAACATCAATCACCTCGATACTCTTCTTAATATCAGCCACACGTCTTAGCGGACGCTGCTCACCTGTCGGTAGAGGCGGAATAAGTCCACCGTTCTGCCCAAGATTAACGTTAAGCACGAGACCACTCGCCTGTGGCTTATTACTTTCTTCACCTGTGCCAAGGCGACCTGCTTCAGCCACCCCTGCCACCTGCATCACAAGTTTAGCTGCATTAACCCTGTCGTTGTCACGAGCACCCATCTTAATAATGTCATGCAACTGCTCCAGCGACTGCTCTGCGATTAATCGAGCTTTAAGTTGAATAAGTGCGTTCGGTGATGCCTCAACTAATGCACGAATCTCCCTCATTTCTTTTTTAAATGAAGGCAACTCGACAATTTCTTCAAATTCTGCCGCACTCACGTTGTGGGTATCACAAACCTCGACGACGCGACCCGGACCATATAAAATTAAATCACGGACAAACTCTGAGATGTGAATGTGTTTATACATTCCATAAATCAGTTCTTCCGAATATTTTTGTTCATCATTCATTTGGATTTCTCTCTATGGCGTTTCAACAAGTACACAAAGGTAAAACATTTAATCCCGGTTCTACATTCCCGGAATACTGTGAATTTGAGAACTGTGTGTTCTACGCTCAGTGCAAGTTCGAGAAAGGCTGCATCTTTAAAAACTGCCGCTTCTTGAAGTGCTGCCCTAAACATTATAGCAACAAAAATAGCGAAGTTAAGGAAGCCATCCTCGAGAACTGTTATCTTGAGTATATCACTGTTGACAAAGATAGCCTAGTGGTGAATTGTGAGAAGGGTGCACGTGCGATTGTAAAAGCAAAAGAAAATCCAGCTCCACAGCAAGTCGGCAGCTCTGAGGACTTCTGCTTGTGTTACTGTGTACAGCCTACATGTAATGCGGGTGTGAGTATTGCACCGGTAGAATCGGGCAAACCGGAGGTAAAAAAAGTGCTGAACGACTGCAACGAGCCTTGTGGCACTATTACAGGGTTCAGCAAATGAAAAACAACATCCAAATACTTTTTACTAAGGAATTGTAACGTATGGCTCACACGCTACAGTTCCTATTATAGTCTTATGCAAATGTTGTTGCAATAGCTTTACATAAATTAATGAACCCGTCATGGCTCATTGTCTTACGTGTGTTAGCAATGGCTTGGCACACGAGAATCAATTCTCCATTATGTCCTTGCATTGGTACTACCCCCGATGGTGAGGTGTCTAATGTTAGCTTAACTCGGTCAGGTAAATAATAGCAATAGCCGTTCTGACGGGTGTATGCTTCGCAACATTGTTGAGTACCTGCAATTACACGCTCCTGACCACCGGTAAATAATGTGGTGAAGTGCTTAACAACTTCAATCGGGAGTTGGTGTGCCGCTGCAGTGATTTCAACAAAGGTATCATCTACTTTATTTGTAGTGGAGCGAGCTGCAATCTCACCTTTCTTTTGCAATGATTTAATTTTGTTTCTAATGTTATGGAAGCTACGCCCCATCTCAAGTGCAATATCTTTTGCTGAAAGATTGGCGTTCCATAATTGAATGAGTCTTGCGACATCTCGGTCTGTAAATTTGGTAGGCATGATTTATTCCTCTTGTTTTGGTATGTGAGTAGTTTACCAGTGTTGGTGTGTAGTTGCAAGGGATATATAAATGCAGGTGTGTAGGTGTGTGAAATACTGATGCATACAATATATAAATATATTGAAAGCATAAATAAAGAACCCCGGTTTCGGCTTCCGGGGTGTCTTACTATTAAAAGGAAATTCTCATGAAATAGTTTAAAGTCTAGAAAAGAGGCTTAAAACAGTTGTATTGTGGCACAGGTTGGGGATTTTGTCAAGCACTATTTTCGAGCTGCGAACAGATGCAATATAAGAGGGGGTGGTGAGTTCAGGAGCGAGATTTTTTAAGCTGGCTTGGCAGTTGGACAGTAGGGGGGTGTCGGTGCGTGAGCAAGTGTTGGTGTTTTGCAGTCACAGTGTCAAGGTGCATTATCAAGTGTATGTGCGTTGGTGTGGAGACACCTTTCACCCACCCGAAAAATCGACTCTATCTCTAAAGGTGACCCCTTTTGATAGCAAAACCCCGACACACCAACACACCAAAATTCCCATAGGGGGGTATCTGCGCCACTGCTAAACTCCCTAACTCCCGCACTGTATCGCTGTTAATAATCATTAGTCTTTCACGGCTTAACTCTTTCACTCTCAACGCTAACATTTCTTGATTGTGTTGGCGTGTCGCTTGCCTTGCTCTTCCACTATACTATCATTAAAGCAGATTGGAATATTGCAAGCTTTTGCAACTTCACGCCTTAACAAATTTCCACGCTTAACTACTTAAATGAGAATAATTCCCAATAAAGTGAAAATTTTT